AGCTGCCTGATGAGCAGATTCAGCAGTTGCTGGTGCAGTCCATGCTGGACCCCAAGCTGGCGGCGATGATGATGGCGAAGGCGAATATCATGCGGGTGGAGCCACTGGCAACATCACTGCGCCAGAAGGCACAGCAACTAGGTTTTGGAACTTTAATAGGAGCATCACAATGAGCAAGCTATCTCGGGACGACAACGGTCAGGTCACAATCTTTGGCGCACTTGGCACCACCCAGGTGATGACAGTTACAGCCAGCAGCGTGCAGTCAACGGCAGTGGCAACAGGAGTCACCATACTGCGCCTGGCGAATGGCTCTGCAGCGCACTGCCACTTTGCCATTGGAGCCAGCCCTACCGCCAGCCTGACCACCTCACCGATGCTGCCAGCGAATGCCGTGGAGTATGTGGCCTGCGCCTCTGGTGACAAGGTGGCTGTGATCCGTGGCGCAACTGCCACCGATGTGTCCATCACTCAGATCAGCTAGGGGCGCATCATGGGGCTGTTGATGATGAGGAGGAGCTGCTGAGAAGGCCAGCGTTTGGGAATCCAAACCTTGCCCGGCAGGTTGCAAGGACAAGGGCATTGCAAGCCGCAAGGTCAAACGATGTGAACACATTGCCTGACCCGCAAACCTATGCCTTCATGCAAGGCTTGCTGGGTGAAGCGCCAGACCAGATGGGGTTCAGCCCCATGAACCCAGACTATGCCAAGATTATGGGCCGCGGTGAGCAGGGGATGCTTGCTGGAACTGTGTCTATGGTGGGACCAACTGCCAAGGCAATCAAAGGCTTGGCGGGACTAGGCGCCAAAGCACTGGGTCCAACCGCGGTGGGCATGGGCGAGAGGTACTTGCAGCGGCAGGGGTTGATGCCTGGCGTGGTGCCAGAAGGTGCTGGTGCCAAAGCATCAAACGCCAGGGAAGCTGAAGTTGCTCGAGTGAATCGCAGAGTTGCAACAACAGGACAATACGTTGGAGCGCCCCCTGGAGTTGATTCACCACAGTCATTGGGTGCAATGGTGAATAATTACTTGAAGGGAATGGAAGAGGGTATGCCAGGTAGGAATTTCTACACTGATTCAAGCAAGGACATTTTTGCAAGAACAGGGCAAGACATTACGCAGTCAGACCTTCTTGCACAGAACATTGCAACTTTGAGCAGAGCAAACAATGTCGCAGGCAACACTTCAATGTCTGCAAAAGCGCACATTCAAGCAGCCACTGGTGACCCTATAAAAACAGGCAGGTTCCCAAGTAAAGATTCGCCACCACTGCAGGCAATGTATGACGCAGGACAAGCGGAATATCTTGGTCACAAGCGCGACCCATTTGCAACACAGCTTGGTGTTGAATATGCCCCAGAGCGCATTGGCAGAGGGGTCAACGATATGCATGAAGCTGAACTGATGGGGTACCCATCAGGCAAGGTTAGCGGAGCCACTCAACACGACTTCATGGACGAGGTGAGGGCCAGAGCAATTGAAAGAGCTAACGCCACACAACTTGGTGGATTCAGCGATTGGAACACTGGCAATGCCCAGGCAGCAGCCTGGTCAGGGAACAAAATTAGGCGTGGTGATCTCTCTCCAGGTGATGCTGCGAAATCCTATGCCGACTACTTCCCAATGCATGAAGCCAATGCCACTTACGAGGCTGTAAGCAGCCCGGTTACGGGACAGTTGCAAGGGCTACTGGATGCTCCTTTTGATGCAAAATTAGCATATACACGCGACCCAAGAGGGTCATGGAACACATCCGCATCTGGGCGTGACATTGGATACACCGCTGCCAATATGCTGCCTGGTGAGGCCGTTGAAACTGTTGGAAGGTTCAAGCAAACAGCGCAGCCAGCAATGGTTGCAAGACCTGTCATTGGCACTGAAACAGCAGCAGATAAATCCAGGGTAATGACCCCAGGGTCTAAAAAATCAATGTCAGCGGTTGAGGCTGGACGAGCATACTTTGATGTTCAAGAGGCTGGAGCATGGCATAAGTTGATGCCTGCAGATAACGCCAACTCCTACACTGGTGCAAACATCAACTTTGGAAAATCTTTTACTCAGAAAGACATGGAAAAGATTGCCCCACTGTTTGAAAGCAAGGGATATTATTTAGCAAGCGCACCCAATGGGTTAACAGTCATTGCCAATGAATCAACAAAGGTCGGCAAGGATTTTGCAAACGAAATTAGAGGCATCATCAAAAGCAACAAAGCTGATTTCTCAAATGCGAACACTGAATTTGGGTCAATTGCAAGTGATTACATCGACTATTCAACGGCATACAAAAGCGGGAAACCTGGCTCAGTAACAACTGAGATGCTTAAATATTTGGATGCTGCGCCAAACACTGCTTCTCTTCTTGAGAATAATCAAATGTACAGAGACACTGTACTTGCGCGAAATGCTCGAGATGCTGAAGCAGCACAGGCTGGTTTTGGTGTGAATCGAGCAGATGTAATCAGAGCCAGGGAAATATTTGCAGCCCAAGGTTGGGAGGGATTAAGACGAGCTGCCGCGGCTGGGACGGTCCCAGCCTACTTCATGTCCTTGATTCCGGACAATCAAGATTGAAGTTGTGATTTTTCATTTTCCACATTCTGATGTGCAATCTGCCGCGGCAACATGACCGACACACCAGCAAAGACCCCCATCAAATAATCAGCTCGAATCTCCCAACGCTCATCGTGTCTATCCTGACGCCAATTTATTTCTGCTACTGACCTCTGCTTTTTTGAAAATAAATATTTCTTCATAGTTCCTCCATCAAGGATGCGGACAATCATCTGGCACAAACGCCAGGCAGTGGACACCAGCATACTTTGTCCTGGTCTGCACCCACCTGTCAATGTAGACATCTGGCATCAGCGCAAGTGATCTGCTGATTTGGGATGCGCCAATGTCAAGCGCGAGTGACAACTCCATAGCAGTCATGCCATCAGGCGCTGCAGCCAGGGCGTCCCTGATGCGTTTATTCAGCACGGTGATCGTCATGATTGCGTTCCTGCTACTGGCACTGGCAATGCCTTAGTATCCCCGCAGTCCTTGTAATGACACGCGTCACCATCTTGGCAAGGGCAGCGAGGGTCTTTTCCTATGCATGGCTCCTGCTCTGGCTGTGCAAGGTCGGCTTTCAGAGCGTCGATAGAGGCGTAAACCTCATCCTCATAGTCTGCCAAAATCCATCCGTGCGCGTTGCAGCGCTCAATGCACTCCAGCGCCTGCTGCATTGTTTCTCTGTTAGTCATGTCCCCTCCTTAATGCCGTGGGCGGCTTCGGCGTCCCTAAAACCCGCCATGTAAGCGTCTTCAAACCGTGTACCGTGCATCCAAAAGTGCTTACGACACTCAAAGCCAACCGCCTCATCCGTCAGCCCTACCCACTCACGCTTGGGTGCATTGCAGATTTCGCACTGCTCACTTCGCAACCAACCATGACTACACCTTCTGTTAAATTTCCACCATTCATCATCACCCATTGTTGCGCTCCTTCAGTTTGGCTTCTGCCCATCTCGCCCCATAAATAAAATCAAGGATGTGGGTTTTGAGGTCTTTCATATCTTCATCCGTCAGCCCTACCCACGGGCGCTGTGTTGCGGGTGGGGCGGTGTAGAGGGGCATTGGCGGCACGTTAACAACAGTTGGGGCTGAAATGTGTGTTGGCTTTGCCCAGTGAAAGCCTTTGTGCGGGTGGTAAAACGCCACCGGCTCCTGCTCTGGCTGTGTTGCGGGTGTAATTCCAGTGCCGTTGCAATACAGGCAGTTTTCTTCCCAACTTTTTTCTATGCCGTAGACAAGCGTTTTTCCAATCCCGTGGCAATGTTCGCATTTAGGCTCGGCTTGCTGCTCTGGCTGTGCTAGTGCGGTAAAAAGATGTTCTCGCGCTTCTTGTGCGATTGTGTTGCCGAGACTGTTGCCATCTTGGTTGCCATTGCCGAGCTTGGATAGTTTGTCCAACGCCTCCAGCGCCTGCTGCGCGGCTTGTCTTAGGTCAGTCATATCAACCCCCACAAGTAACCCGCAAGGCCAGCAATGCCTGTCACGGCAAACAGGACCAGGATTACCGTAGCAATCACGTGCATCCAGTTAGCCAACTCATAATCGTCGTTGTCATTCATGGTGACCACCATACGCCAGGGTATGCCGAGGCCAGAGGAACGCGCTGCTCTCAACAGCACCAGCGTCTTGCAGCTCCTCCACAGTCCAAGTTTTCAATGGCGTTATCCGTGTATGCCCTGGCGTAACGTAAACAGGCAGGGTGTAGTGCGGCAACAGCTTGATGCCGTTGAGGATGAACACCGTGTGTTCGGTTAGTTCTAATTTGTCGCTCATAGCGTTACCTTTCGAGTTTTGAAACCACGGTGAGTAAAGCACTGCACCGACCCATCTGCAAGCAGCTTCCAGCCTGCGTTCTCTCCACACATTGCCTGTGCAGCCGCCTCAAAGCGCTGCTGGCGCTCCTGCTCGGTCCTGGCTGCGCGGTAAGCGGCAGCAGCATCCTGCGCTGCCTCAAACTCTGAGGGCCAATCCAGGTAGTGGCTGGTGCCAAGCACCAGGGCGATGATTGCTGCCGCCAGCCAGTTCATGCTTCACCCCGACCACGGCAGGTCAGGCACACAGCACCATCAAACTCACCCTCGCCGCTGCCTTCGCAGGCAGGGCAGATGTCAGTGTCTTGCAGCTCACTGTCATTGCTCATGTAGGCCGCTAAGTCTTCGTCGTAATCTTCCATCATGCTGCCACCTCAAACTTCTTGATGAAGGCGCGAAGCTGGCTGACTTGCCGCCTAGCCCAGCGGCGTTGCTCAATGCCTTCGTCTCCATTAAAGGCTTCATTGTTAATGTGACCTTGCATCGGATTCACAAACAGGTCAAGGACGTACTTGGCTTCGTTGACGATTTCCTTGCTTGTAAATTCCGCGACTTCTTTTTTGTCGTCGTGGCTGATGTTTTCAAGGTTGTAAGCCAGTTCCTCAATTGCGAGTGCTTTGGCTACTAGTGCTGGTGTTGCAGTTGTCATGATGTTGTCCTTTCTGGGGCCGAAGCCCCGTTGTGGTTAGGCTGAACGAACACACCCATCGCAATTGCATGGAATTACGCTGTGTTTGGCGTAGTGCCTCAATTCTTTCATTGAGTCAAACCCCATCGTGTGGCACAAGTCCTGTTCTTCAAGGCGAAAACCATCAGGCAAATTTAAGATGTAAACGCCATCGTCAGTGTCTACATCACGGGCCACATTGAGTTTGTATTTCATAAATTTCCTTGGTTAAGTCCCTCTGCAAAGTGCTAGGGCTTGAGTGGGATTCTAGCGTCCTGCTAGTACCTGTCAAGCACTTCAGCAAAAATATTTCAACTGAAAACCCTTAAGGGTAAACACCTAGCCAAATTCCTTGACTTGACGCTATAGCAGTCTGCTAGACTTCTCGGCATGGAACAAAAACTTACAGCGCAGCAGCGCCAAGAACTCGCCGAGAAGGTCAACCTCAATGAGCAATGGCTCTACCAGTGCCTTAGTGGTAGGCGGGATATGAGTCCAGCAGAGGCAATACGAGTGGAGGCTGCATCTGGTGGCAGCGTCACCCGGCAGATGCTTTGCCAGGGCAACTGGCAGCGTATTTGGCCTGAACTGGCATGAGCAATTTACAATCCCCCCAGGCTATGCAGTTGCCTACTTTGGGGGTGGGCCAAGCGTCCACCTCCTCCTTTTCTCGGGTCATTGGCATTGACCCTGGCGCATCAGGCGCTATTGCTCTCCTGGTCGGCGGGGTGCTGATCAGCGTACACGATATGCCAATAGTGACCGTGGAGCGCAACAAGGCCCAGAAACGGCAAGTCTGTCCTGCTGGACTCTCGCTGCTGATGCAGCAGCTCTCACCGCACAAGGCCATCTGCGAAAAGGTAGGCGCCATGCCAGGTCAGGGTGTCTCCTCAATGTTCAGCTTCGGGCGCAGCGTTGGCATCATCGAGGGAGTGCTTGCCGCCAAGCAGATACCTGTGACCTTCGTCACACCGCAAGCCTGGCAGAAACAATCAGGTGCCGCCAAGGGTAAGGACGGTTCACGGCAGCGGGTCATGGAACTGTTTCCGAGTCAAGCGCATCTCTTTGCACGGGTCAAGGACGATGGACGCGCTGACGCTGTTCTGATAGCACTGACTACTAGTTGCTAAGATCA